GATTGTGAGTCTTGTAAGATTTAAGACAGGGTTGGAGGGAAAACCAATGGTTGATTCCATGACAGTTTTCAACTCCAACGAGGTTGATACAAAGAAACAACCAATGTTCTTTGGTCAACCTCTGGGAGTTCAAAGATATGATTCTTACAAATATCCAATCTTTGAAAAACTTACAACTCAACAACTAGGGTATTTTTGGAGACCAGAGGAGGTCTCTCTTCAAAAGGATCGCAGCGACTATCATATGCTGCGTCCAGAACAAAAGCATATCTTTACCAGCAATCTGAAGTATCAGATTATGCTGGATTCCGTTCAGGGACGTGGACCTGGTATGGCGTTCGCGCCCTACTGTTCTCTCCCAGAACTGGAAGCTTGCATGAAAGTGTGGGAATTCATGGAGATGATTCACTCACGTTCCTACACCTATATCATCAAAAACATTTATTCAGACCCATCTGAGGTTTTTGATACTATCCTCAGAGAGGATCGGATTATGGAGCGTGCTGTGAGCGTTACGCAAGCGTATAACGACTTCATTAACGCAGCACATCAATATGATAATGGAAATGATTGGTTGCACGCATTAGAGCAAGTCCCCACCGCACTAGAAGGAAGGTATGAACTCAAGCGCAAACTATTCAGAGCAGTTGCAAACGTTAATATTCTTGAAGGCATTCGCTTTTACGTGTCATTTGCTTGCAGTTTTGCATTTGGCGAACTCAAACTTATGGAAGGAAGTGCAAAAATCATCTCACTAATTGCTAGAGATGAAAACCAGCACCTAGTCATCACCCAGAACATCCTTAAGAACTGGATGAATGGAGATGATCCAGAAATGGCGCGTATCGCCAAAGAAGAAGAACAGTGGATCTACAAGACCTTTGAGAACGCTGTAAACCAGGAAAAACTTTGGGCAGAGTATCTGTTCAAGGATGGATCTATGATTGGTCTGAATGACAAACTGTTACAGCAGTATGTTGAATGGATTGCGAACCGTAGAATGAAGGCAATTGGATTCAAACCACTTTATGATATTTCCGCAAAGAATAATCCTCTTCCTTGGACAGAGCACTGGATTTCTTCAAAGGGTCTTCAAGTTGCACCACAAGAAACTGAGGTCGAATCATATATTGTTGGAGGAATTAAGCAAGATGTTACCAAAGACTCTTTTACAGGATTCCAATTATGATGAGTGGGTCGAACAAGAAATTATAAATGCTTATCAAGAAGCAGCAGAATGTGATGAATTCTTGTTCGGAGACTATGATTATTGCAAAGAATGGTTGAAGGAAACGGAGGGGTAATACCCTCCTTTTTTTATAAATACTAAAAAAAGTGTCGATAGAGATGAAGTCCTTTAAGGAAATATTACATGAACAGGGTAGAAGTAAGAAGGAATTCAAAGATCCTCTTAGAAACAAAAACATTGAGATTAGAATAGATAGACAACCTTCTTCTCAACCATCATATCAAGGTAGAGCTGCTAGACGAGCAGCAAAAATTGCTGTTCAACAAGCAGCAACAACACCTTCTGCTCAGAGAGTTGCTGATACTGCCTTATCTGCCAAAGAGCAGCAGGCGCAAGCAAAAGGATATAGATCGCCAGAAGGTAACATTACTCAGCGTGGTGTTGAAACTTATGCTACCCGTAGAGGATCACTTGGATATGGTGATCCAGGAAAGGACCCATCAAAGTATGGTATAGACCCAAGACAAGCAGCAGCAGATGCTAGGGAAAGAAGTAGAACTGCTTCTCAGGGTGTAGGTGCCGAAAGAAGAGCGGCAAGAAGAGGAATTAAGATAGATATTGCTAAGATTGAAAAAAATTATCCATCACCATCAACTGCTAAACAGACTGGATTTGGTGAATTTAGTAGAAGAGCATCTACTACCACAACGGATTTAAAAACTGGTAGAGCAAATATTTCAACACCAGAGATGTCTGCAAAGGACACCAAGTTTTTCAAAGGTTTAGAACCAGACCCAGTAAAAAGAACTACTGCTAAAATCGATGCTGCTATTCATCAGCAGGCAGACGATTTGATGGGTAAGAAAGGACCACAACAATCGTCAGGATATAGTCAGCAGGGTCTGAAGGACCTCGGCAAGGCAGTTCAAGATGTAGATACAAAACCAGCAAAATCCTCTCCAACACCCAAGGTAAGAGGAGGACAGGGTTCTGGTTCTACAACCACTAGAGGTAGTGGTCCTAAACTACCAGATGTATCTAAACCATCTAAACCAACTGGTGCTTCTAGGGTAACCTATGGTAGAGGTGGAACACCTCCAGCCAATACCTTTAAAGCATTTAGTCAGCAGGCATCAGTTCAAGCAGCAAAACCAGGGTCTACTGGTCCTACATCACAAGCAGTTCAGAAAATTGATACTGCTAGAAGATTATCCACCCCTTCAGGAAGATTATCTAATCTAGCATCAAAAACAAAATCCATTGGTGGTAGGCTAACTCTTCCTGTTACCGCTGGTATTGAAGGTGTATATGATATAACAGCACCAGAAAAACAAGCATCAATTGGAAGAACTGCTGCTAAAAAAGGTTCTCAACTATATGCAGCTTCTCAGGGAGCTAAACTAGGAGCAAACATTGGCGGTCTAGTTGGTCCTTGGGGAAGAATTGCTGGTGGACTCATTGGTGGTGGTCTTGGTTATGCCGGTGCTGGTGGTGCTTTTGAAACCTTAGCAGGTCAAACTCCAACCGAGAAAAAACTTGCTAGACAACAAAATCTAGACACTCAACAGATGAGGAAACCATCTGTTGAACCTGGTTCTTTCGGCACCAGATCACTTCAAACAGTTGTTAAAGATCCAAGAACTGGTAAAGATACTGTAGGTTATCTTACAAAACAAAGTTATCAGGGTCAGGAATATACAGGATATAAGGCGGCAGACACTTCTAATGCTGCTAGAGCACGTACATCATCTAATCCTTTTGAAAGGATTGGAAGAACTCTCTTTCCAGATGCTTATACCAAGAGTGATGAGGAAAACATGAGGAAAAAAGTTCGTGAAATTAAAAAAATTCAAGGATTACCAGAGTCTGTTAACAGGAGGAAACCAATGAAGACTTATTCACAGTTTATGGAACAAGCGTATCAACAGAGCGGACCATCTCAATGGTCTCAGCGTGCAACAGAAAAATTTTTGAGAGGGTCTGATTATCTTGCTAATCTTGCAGGAAAAGGCATTGGTAGAGTAACTGATTTTGGAGGTTCTCTTGCATCTGGTATTGTTAAAGGTGCTACTGGAGGTAGAATAGATCCAGAAAAAATCGGTCATGAAGCAGAAAAATGGATTAACAAAAAAGGTAGAGAAGTAAGAGATACTGAAGTAAGAGCAGCAGACACACTATCAAAAACTAAGATGGAGTTAATTCCACCTGGTTCCATGTATCCATCAACATTCAAAAAAGGACGCTGAAATGGAAAACTTTAACGAAAAATACGACAGACTAACAACTGGTGGAGTAACCAGATTTAGATATCCTATTCCAGGAAAACTTCCTGGATGGATGAGTGGTATGGAAGATGCTCTTAAAAGAGCTGCTGGTGAACCAACCAGTGCATTTATGACTCCTCAACAGATTAACAAACTCAGACAGTCTAGTGGTCAGAGTCCATATACTAGAGCAGAATTTGAAACTTTTGGTATTAATCCTGCTGGACCACGTAATGTTCCTGTACAGGGATGGGATGAACCAGGGGCAACACCTCCAAAACAGGATCCAAAACAGGATCCAAAGCAAGATCAAAAACCAGATCAAAAACCAGATCAAAAACCAAAAACTCATGATGAATTGAGAGCGGAACTTAATAAACTTTTCCCATTACCAACATCAGAACCAGCAAAACCTGCAGCAGAAGCAAAGCCTGCAGCAGAAGCAAAGCCTGCAGCAGAAGCAAAGCCTGCAGCAGAAGTAAAGCCTGCAGCAGAAGCAAAACCTGAAGCAACAAAAACAAAACCCGCTCCACAGGTATCACCTTCTCAACGTTACCGCGATCTAATCAAACAAGGTAACACAAAAGAAGCAGAAGCAGTTGGTAAGGAAATATGGGCTAAAAAGTATGCTGGTAAGTTTACTGTCCCTAGCGTTGAGAAGGGTGGATCCAGAATTGATGTGTCAACTGCTCCCCAAAAAGAGCTGTTCAAGGCTGCTGAGAAAAAATACAATGTTCCAAGAGTTCAGTCAATCAAACAAGATCTTGAAGATCTGAAGAACATTAGTGTATCGAATACATCCTTAGAACCTGCATCTAGCATACAGGCACAAACACCAAAACTCAAGACAAAGGGGGATCCAGGTTGGGCAAATAATGCAAGATATAATGTTAAAGAAGGATATGACGCCTATGACTTAGTTCTTGAGTATCTCCTCTCTGAGGGGCACGCAGACACCGTAGAAGAAGCGCATTACGTTATGATGCAGATGGATGCTGAATATATCCAGAGCATTGTTGAAGGGTTTCCAATTGAACCAGAAGGTGAAGTTATCGAAGGTGTAATGCCAGAACCTATTAATCCTGAGGCTCATAGAAAAAATCAACGCATTGAAAAAGCAACTCAACTGAAGAAAGGCACTTCTGGTGCCGAATCTGATGCTGCTGGTGCTGCTGTTAAAAGACTTGGTGGTTCTGGAATAAGTCTTCCCCCAGTCTGATGCAACTATCATAACACATAAAGCACCCTCTTGACAGGGTGCTTTTTTATTGCTAGACTAGGTTTGTCCCGGTTAAAGATAAATAATAGCTCATAGAATTCTATAGTATGAGTTATGGGAATCCCTGGAGATATAGTGGGGAAATTTTTAACAGTGATGATATTGGGGACTACTTTGGTTTTGTTTACTGTATTACCAATAAGACCACCGGTAGAAGATACATCGGTAGAAAATACTTCTGGGCATTCAGAACTCCTCCAGGAAAGAAGAGAAGAGTAAAACAAGAATCAGACTGGAAGAAGTATTATGGTTCTTGTCCTGAGTTAAAGGAAGATATCAAAAAGTATAACAAAGAGAATTTCAATAGAGAAATATTGAGTCTTCATAAGGCAAAGGGTGACTGTAATTATGAAGAAACGAAACAACTTTTTCTAAATAATGTGTTGAAGGAGTCTCTTGACGATGGAAGTCCAGCATTCTATAATAGCAATATTCTAGGACGCTACATGCGAAAAGATTATGGTAACTTTGGAGCAGACTCTACAAACAACACATGATTGGGCAGTTGACCGCATTCATACTCTTTGTGAGGAAAATATTGAGAATGCCCATGCGATTCAATCAGAATTCAGTGAGTGGTTGGATCCAGATATTTTAGATCATGATATTTTCTCATTAGAGTTTATAGGAGACAAAGATGACACTTGACCTTCATAACTTTTTCAAGTATTACGACGAAAACAATTCAAATCATGTTGCGGCAGTTCAGTGGTTAGAAGATAACCTACCTGCTAACTTCATGGATGATTCAGAGACTGACTGGATTGGTATCTTTAGAACGAAACCACCAACTCCAGAAGTTCTTGCAGTTCCATACTATAACCAAGTAGACAACTACAGAGATGCACATAGAACTTGCAACTCTTCATCGTGCGCTATGTGTTTATCTTTCCTCAAGCCAGGAAGCATTAAAGGCGACGATGAGTATGTTAAGAAAGTATTTGAGATTGGTGATACAACGGACCACGCCGTTCAGACGAAAGTTTTGGCGGCTTATGGAGTTAAGTCACACTTTAGTTACAATCTATCTTTTGCTGATATTGATAAAAGTTTGGACGCTGGGAAGCCAGTTGTTATTGGCATCCTTCATAGGGGTTCTCTTTCTGCACCTACTGGTGGGCATATGTGTGTCGTCATTGGTAAAACCCCAGATGGAAAGGGATATTACATAAACGATCCATACGGTTCTCTCAACGACAACTACACTGGACCTGTGACGAATGGTAAGAAGACCATTTATACCAAAGCAGTTCTTAAGCACCGCTGGTGTCCAGGAGGGAACGATGGATGGGGCAGAATCTTCGATTAATTTTAAAAGAAAGATGCTCAAGGTGATTAAAGACCTCACAAATAATGGAAAGCATGTAGAAGCAAGTCAACTGTATCAAAAGTATTTCGGAGACAACAATGGCACGAATCGACCTTCATAACTTTTTTAAGTTCTACGACGAAAGAAACCCTAACCATGTGAAAGCAGTTCAGTGGTTAGAAGATAATCTTCCCGTCAAATATTTGGAAGATAATATTGACTGGGCAGAAATCTATAGAGGAAAAAAGTCTAGTGCTGCACCAGCCCCTGCTGCTGCAGCTCCTGTAACTGCGAGTGGTGATGTCCCTATGATGGGCATCAAGTTGATCAAAGAGTTTGAGGGATGTCATTTAAATGCATACCCTGACCCTCTTTCTGGTGGACTTCCAATCACTATTGGTTGGGGTTCTACCCGTAAGAAAGATGGTTCTCCTTTCAAACTTGGTGAATCAATCACTCAACAGGAAGCTGATGACCTACTGATTAGTCAGTGTAAGAGTCAGTTTATTCCAGCACTTCAAAAGATTCCTCATTGGAATGAAATGTCAGATGGTAAAAGAGGCGCTCTATTATCTTTCGCTTACAATCTTGGTGCTGGGTTTTACGGTGGCGATAATTTTAATACCATTACTAAGCGACTTAAAAATAAGGAGTGGGATTTAGTCCCTGATGCTCTTTATCTCTATCGTAATCCTGGTTCAAATGTAGAGGCAGGACTCGCAAGACGCCGCAAGGCAGAAGGCGAAGCGTGGAAGAAAGGATAAATAAGATACAGTCATAACTGATTTTGATCTTAATGGTCTGAATCTACATAGTCCGAGTCCTCTGTGATTCGGTGAATACTTTACTTTTCATACTTCGGTTTGTTTCGTTTAGTACACACTGAACTCACAGAGGATTTTTATGTCTTACACTAAGAAGGCGTTGGCTGCAGCGTCTGCATTATTAATGGGCACATTGCCTACAGCAGCATTGGCGCATACAAACTCTATTGGTTATGTTGGGGATGGGCAAGGTGGTATTACTTTCTGGTATGGATCTTGGCACGGTGGAACTAACTTTAATGAAGCAGAAATTAAGTTAGAAGGTGCCAATGGAACCAGTTATACAACCACAATCAATCAATTTAATCTACTTGAGAGTTCAACTCCTGCTGGTTTGATTCCTGGAACAAACTACTTCACATCTGATGGAACCCAGTTAGTTCCTTATGGTGATCCTAATGGTGGTGGAGATTCTTACACATGGCAGGGTCTAAACTTCACTGGACTTTCTGCTGGTGACTATACCTTCACATATATTCCTTTAGGTGATGTTGAGTCCTACTGTACTACCTGTTCTCCAACGGCAGACTGGATGCCTATGGATAATATTATTCGTAGTGCTACTGTAACTCTTTCAGCAACACTTCTTTCTGGTGATGCTAACCAGAATGGAATCCTGGATATCTATGAGTTTGGAACAGTACAACAACCATCAACACCAACTCTGGTAAGTTCTGTAACCAATCCATATTCTCAGTCTGTTGTTACTACAATAACCGAAACCCCATCAGAAGCAGATGGTGTTCAGACTGTTGATAGAAACACCAGAACTGATACAACCACAACATATGCGACTGTAGATACTTATAGTGATAACTCTACAACAACCGCATACTCAAGTTCTACTGTAACTACAAACGCAGCAGATAAGTTTACTGGACGCATTGACCAGTATCAAATGCTTGATAAGGTCGGTAATACTCTTCGTGGTGCCCTTAACCATACTCCTTCTCAAACCAAAGAGAAAGTTAGAGTCTTTTCCAAAAACTATCTTGGATGGGCACACGGAGACTATGGATACTACGGCACTTCTACCATTCTTGGAA